CATGAGTACGCAGCGATGTGTGCTCTTAGAGTCTCTGTCGACTCGCAGTGCATTGTCGGCAGTAATCCGTTTCCGGAGGTTGCATTTTGAGTCAGAATGAAGCTCGACTTCGTGTTCGTGGGATCCCGAATCCAAAAACGGGATTCAAGATCGGTCACTATACCCGCCGGTCTTCAGTGAACGCACCGTGGGAGGACTGGGTACCTCCTTCTTTTCAAACGGTGGCTTTTGATTCACCCTATCAGGTCCTTGAGTGGTGCCGGGACTTTAAACATCCCGGCCCCCCTTATCGGTCTGGTGGGCGATTCACGTCTGTAAAAGTTCGACTTCCATCAGGATTGATACTCGGTAATGGCGTTTATGACACTGGTTCAACCTTCTTTAATGGTTGGATACAGCGTTATGAGGGTGGTTTTGTTCCCCTCTTTAGTCTCGACCCGATCCCGCATGCAAGCTATGCGAACATGCTTGGATTGGAGACCGATACTAATAACGTTCTTCCGAGTTCTGACCCTTATGAATCCGAGGTCTATCCGAAATTAAGACCTAAACTTGAGAAGGCCGGACTAGGCGTAGATCTCGCTGAATTGCGGGATCTTCCACGCATGCTCCGGGGTACTTCGAAGTTCTTCAGTGATATCTGGAGATCTATGGGTGGTGGTATTAAACCATTCATGGACCCGAAAGGGCTCGCAGACCACTTCTTAAATGCCAACTTCGGTTGGATTCCTTTTTATGGCTCGATGCGCAAATTGTATAACGCGTATCTTCACCAAGGTCAATATCTGTCCAGAATTACGAGACAGAATGGCCAATGGCATAGAAGGAAATGGGTTCATAGTGAAACCACTACGGACATACCTTTTGCGGAGGGCTTAGGTTACTCGGTTATACCGGGTGGCCCTCTCTTCGACAAGATGTGTGCCCCAGACGGACAGGGTAGACGAGCTTATTGGTCGATGCGCTTGATTAAAACTGAGCGCGTTTGGTCAGTGGGTTCGTTTAAATACTACCGTCCGGAGTTTGATGACTCTCAGCCGGGTTACCACTCGGCCTATAACCGTATCGGTCGTCTAATGACGCTGTATGGTTTGAGGGTGAATCCTTCGATGGTTTACAATGCAACTCCTTGGACCTGGCTTATCGACTGGTTTTCCAACCTCGGCGATCATGTTGATCGCGTGACGGATTGGGGGACTGATTCGATTGTTGCCAGGTACATGTATCTGATGCACCAGTTTGAGCGTCGTCTGGAACTTTCTCAGACGATAAACTTTAAAACTGGGCCTCGGACCATGACTTGGAATAGAGTCATCCGTTCCAAGCAAAGGCATGAGGCAGATACCGGTTACGGCTTTAACCTGTCTGGGGATTTGACTCCCAGACAATTGCTAATATTAGGCGCGCTGGGACTATCTCGGTAGGTTCCTGGGCGTCTGATAAATCACGCTTTGGGTTTTAACGTCGATGTCTTTTGCAGGATGTCGACCTCCAGAGTATAATGCTACTAGCTAAAGAGGTCAACCATGGCTTTCGCCGATCCACAATCTATCACTGTCGCTGGAACGCCGCACTCCATGCCCCGGACTAGTTCCGGGACTAATCGTTCAATCTATATGAAGAACGATGAAACATGGAAACTCACGATTTCACACGATGTTCAGGGCAATAAAATTCGCTCTTTGCACCGTGTGGATCAGAAGAAGGTCGTCGCAGATCCGCTAACTGCGGAGAACGATTACCAAGTGCAGTCTACGTACTTCGTGACTGAGAGACCTTTGTTTGGTTTCTCGTCCACGGAGTACTCGGACCAGATTGCAGGGCATGTAGCCCTGTTTGACGCTACAACGAAAGGAAAGCTTTATGGCAAAGAACACTAAAGACAAGGGTTCTGCGTCAATTCTTGACACGAGTACCGGAGAGATCATTTCAGATCACTCGGCGTTGACTCGAATCAGTGAAATACTGGCTCTATCAACGGTCATTCTGCAGTCCTTGCAGGAGACTGGGATCCTAAAGACCCAGTCTAGAAAACCCGCGCCTAAGAAGAAAGCAGCATCGCGTAAATCTGCGATGGCTCCTTCGCGTCCGCCAGTGTAGTCAGATCCATATGATTTGGCTCTCGGTGAGAGACGTGGCTTGATGGTGACCTCCGTTTTATAAGAGGGACCATGAAAAGCAACGTAAGTGATCTACTGAAGCTGGCAGAGCTAATCTATAAAGATGCTACTGCCGGGTGTGTCGCTGGTGTCTCTGATTTACGTGACCTGATGACAATTAGGTCACGAGTCAAGCACGAAGGCGATTCGTTCTTAACGATCACCCTTCCTAGCTTTGCGCGCGATTTCGAAACCGCGCTTAAGCAAGGCTTCATTGACTCTACCCTGTTTCGTCCTTTTATTAAGGCCGATCCATGGACACCAATCCCTGCATTTCTAAAGGGTATGGTGAGTCAGGTGTTTGACTATGAGACTGGAGAATTAATTGATGTATATCCTAATACTGCTTCGAGAGCTCACTCATCTTTTATTGATTCCGTCAGACAGATTTGCCTGGCGTTCAAGAAGATCGAGTTTAACTGCAAACCCGAAAGGGAGGAGCAGGCGCTCGCGGATTACATCAAGACAGAGCAGTCCTTTCAAGAATTCTTACTCCAAGACGAGGAGCTTGATGATTTTTATCATACTTCTCGTGTGCTATGGGATGATGCTTTTAGGGCTTTTAGCCTTGATCGCATTACTCCTGGGCATGGACCTGGAGCTACTGCTGAGGGTATTTCAGGAAATCAGAAGTACCGTTGGCGGTTGTGGCATGAACGCCTCGAGCCTTACTTCCCACTGATCGGAGCCGCGTATTCTACTGCGGTTATCGGTCAGCGGGAGCTCGATAATGTAAGCGTGATATGCCAGGAGCTTGAGCTCCCGGTTAGGGTGACTCCTGTTCCTAAGGACTTGAAAGGCCCACGGATTATCGCTATAGAGCCTTGTTGTATGCAGTATGCACAGCAAGGACTCCGAGACTATCTTTATTCTGTCATCGAGTCATACTGGCTGACTAAAGGTCATATAAATTTTCGTGACCAAGAAATCAACCAGAGCCTAGCGATAACAGGTTCGAAATACGGTCGGTTAGCAACGATCGACCTATCAGAAGCAAGTGATCGCGTACCAAACGCCGTTGCTATGATGATGTTTGAGTCAAATTCCGACTTATGGGATGCGATTCAAGCGTGTAGATCGACCCACGCAATGATGCCGGATGGTCAACTCGTTGGTCCTCTGGAGAAATTTGCGTCCATGGGAAGTGCTTTATGCTTCCCTGTCGAAGCCATGTACTTTTACACGATATGTGTAATGGCCCGACTAAAGAAGTATAATCTTCCAGTAACGCGAAGGAATCTCAAAAGGGTTTCTAAGCGAATACACGTATACGGGGATGATATTATAGTCCCCGCATGCGATGCGACCATTGTTCTCGATTACCTGCGAAAGTACAACTGCAAGGTAAATAACGCTAAGACTTTCGTGACTGGAAAGTTCCGAGAGTCGTGCGGAGTTGATGCCTACTACGGTGAGTCGGTTACTCCGATTTACGTTAGAAAGCCTCGACCTGAGAACAAGCAACAACACGAACGCTTGATCTCGTGGGTAGCTACAGCAAACCTGTTTTATCTTAAAGGTTACTGGAGTACAGCCACG